GTAGCTAAGTTCCCGTACCCTGCAAGTGACTGCTGAGTAGCCGCTGATTGACCAGGAGTAAGAGCACCAGTGTACAACTGTGGATCTTCTCTGAATACTGACTCTAAGTCAGGAAGGTAAGCCTTTAAGTACGGTTCTACTTCAGAGTATGGTTTAACCTCAGATGACCCTACAACTCTTTCAGAGCTAGGTACCTGTACTATTTGTGTCTCAGACTTAAACATGTCTCCCATTTTACATCCTCTTAAAAATTGTTGTATTCTTTGGGTTATACCCTAAAGGTTGCATCATGCGTGACCACCCTTTTCTGCCTATCATTTGACTGTACTTATATCCTAAAGTTTTATAGTGCTCTTCTACTTTAGGTAAAGCGTACTTAAAATTAAACTTACCACTTATAGCTTCAAAGTTAATTACATCTGCTTTAGGGTAAGATATAACACCTACAATAAAACATCCTACTATTTTATCATTTAGAACTGAGATCCATAAATCTGAGAAGTTATCCATAACTCTTCGGACTACATCATCAGTATCTATTAGTTCTCTACTGCCCTTAGAAACGGACTTGTCTATAAAGCCCCAGCACTGATCTAAGATGTCTACTCTTTTGTTTGAGTAGCGGTTAATTTTCTTATAGCTTAACCCATGCTCCGCTGGAATTATAAAAGTAAATTCCTTCTCCTGATCCAGGATTCCACGTAGTTCCATCTGCATATCTTATATCACCTTGTGCTGGTTTAGAAGGTGCTGCGTAGACCACATCTAAATGACCATCTTGTATTGAGTCTAAAACACCTTTAATAGCGAATAAGTTATTCGTTACAATGATAGGTAAATCTTCAGGGTTTGAAGTTGCTGACTCAGGAGCAAAGCGTAGGAACTCTTTTGCCATTACCTGTCAGACACCACTTCAGACTCTACTGAGAACCCTGACATATTAAACTGGTTGCCAGTAGTGTTCTCAACTTTAATTGCTATGTATCTTCCACGTACTCTACAGTCTACTTCACTGTCTGTACCAATTGTAAACGCAACTGGAGTAGAATAAGAAACACCTGCGTTAGCTGTTAGCTCTGCACCTATACTTATGTTAACTGTACCAGTGCCTTCAAATCGTGGGAACACTTTTGTAATACTCTTAACACCACTAGGATTACCTGCGTGTAAGCCTACTCTTTCTAAGTAGGAGTTAATACCTACACCATTAAACGTAATACCACTATCTGCAAGATAAAACTTAGTATCATTTGTACCACACATCAGCAGAGAGTCGGTAGTAGGGTTATAAGGCTGCTGCGCCCATTTAAGAGTGTCAGAGGCCCATGTTGTACTTGATGCAACCCATGTGTTAGCAAGAGCAGGGTTAACAACCCCTTTAGCAATATAGTTTACATTTGGAAGATCACGTTTAGACCACGTGTTATCACGGTAGTTCCATATTAAAGTTTCATCAGGGAACCCGTTAAGTGCATTTGTTTTAGGATAGCATATCCATACTTCGTTCTTAACTTTATTATGTACCAGGAAAGTCTTAGAAGCAGAAGTAGAGTCAATCTGTGAGAACAAGTAAGTACGCACTTGATCATCAATAACACTTGTCATTGTTGTACCATTGTGCTTAACCACATCGTTAGTAGAGATAAGCACGTGCTCATTGTTACCAATTTGTACTACTGAGTCCCTGGAGAATAAACCTACATCTTTAAATCTTTCTCGCAGAGCAAATGTAAATGTACCACCTGTGTACGTTAAGGAATAGATACTGTCTTCCTTGTACACCATAAGGTCATTGCCAAGGGGGATAGCATTTAGTAGATGTCCCTTAGTACCACCAACTGTGATTTGGTTAGACTCAGAGGCTGTGCTTGCAGTTGTCCACGTTGTGCTACCATTGTTAGAAGCACCCTCTGGGATAGCATCACTCCATCGTATTGAGTAAGGCAGTACAGCACCATCATCTGTCAGGTTAAGAGCTATTAAGTGGTTCTTAAAGGGTACAATGACTTGACATCGTAGTGTGGAAGGCCACTGAGCTAAGTCAGTGAACACAGAACCACCTTGTAGGAAGCTCTGAGGTACATCTATACCATTGTTAACAACGAGAACACCACCAAGAGCATCTCCTTGCCAGTTTTTACCTGTATCAACAAGAGTTGTGTATGCGCCACTTGCACGTGTAACCGCTGCGTGAGTAGTTCCTGTAATTTTGTATAAAGCAGTTACGCCTCCATATATCCATAAATCAGTGGAAGACTGTCTCCAACTAGTAGTCCAATATGGGGTAACTGGAGGTGTACCCAAGGAAGCAGAATGCCCCTCAATACTACCAGCTTGTTTATCGTTAAATCGTACATTCTGGATAGATGAAAACATATTAGCTGGCATATCATAGGGAGATAAGTCAGCATTAAATGTAAACCCTGTTTGTGTACCGCTTACGTCATATATTTCTTTAACCACTGCCAGTTTCCGTATCTATTGTCCATACTGTACTATCGAACTCTTGCAAGCTAATAATAAGACCTGATTCAGTATAGATGTTACCACCTGACTCTTGTATCACATCAAAGTTATCGACAACCCAATTAGTATCTGCCATTATGTACCTTGCATAGTTAGAACAGTACCGCTGTATTCAGAACGGTCTTCTAAGAGCGTAACATCTTGTAGTACTTTAGCGTATATACCGCCAAATCGTTTTGATTGCTCTGTGTCGTTTAAGAATAAAGATCCCTCAAAGCAACTCCCAAATAAATATAAATCAGGGTAGTGCTCCAGGATAGTGTTAGTAGTGTTAGAGTCAGACAGAGCGATTAGCTTTTGATAGTAGTTAATACCTATAGTATACGTACCGTCTGGTGTGGGTAATAACTTAATACTGTCTCCCACACTTGTATATGCTTTAGGCCTACCAGAACCTATCCCACCGTACTCCCTGCTACCAGATTCAATAGACATGTAGGATAAGGCATGGCTTGTGCTAGTGCCATCATATGTAATATTTTTTAACTGGATTATATCGCTAGGTAAGTTGTAGTAGGCAGTTCCAGAAGTTGTTGTAGTCTCAGCGCGTACAACACTAGATCTAAGAAGCAAGTCTCTGTTAAGTTTACCTTCAGTTAAACTAATAAAATCAGGTATGATGCTTGTTAAATCACTTCTGTTTAAGTAATTAGCAACACTTGCTTTTAGTTCTGTGTATGTAGCTAGAGCCATTAAATAACACTTTCATGTGTTCTGAGGAAGCGATACTCAGGATCATTGAGAAGTTGTTTTACTTTAGGCATATGAGCTTTGTTCATAATGTCAATGCCAAGTTCACGCTTCCATTTCTCAACAATAATTAAAGGTATGCTTGCAACTTTACGCATACTTTTGTCTTTAGTTTCTACCCCACCGTATATGGAGTCCCCGTTAAATTCTTGTTTATTAAGTTTTAAAAGAGGCTCAACATCTTGAGTGTTGTGAAGGATTACTTTTTCTTCTGTGGCATCATAATTAAATTGAGTTTTAATTGGATCGTTATTCATATTAACCTCGTAAAATAAGGGGCAGGGGAATTACCCCCCACCCATTACTGTTAGCTTAAGTTAAGTCGTATACTGCACCAAGAGCTTTCTCGTTTTTAACAACAAGGGTAAACTCAGTAATAATAGCACGCTGTTCGCCATCAGAAGTACTCGCTACTTCTTTCTGTGCAAACGGACGTAGGTAAGCGCAACCATAATACTCAGGATCAAGAATCCATACATCACGAGCACGTTGGAAGCGGTTAGGTACAACAGCTAATTCGCCGAAGTCACTAACATAGATATCCATACCACCGATAATACGTTGGTCAGTAGCATCTATATAGTTAGAAACTCCACTAGCTCCACCTACACCGACAAATGTAGAGAAGATTTGCTTCTTAGCAGGAGCCATCATAAGATACTTACAATCTGCACCGTTATTATAAGCTGCTAGAATCGTAGCTTTAAGAAGTGTTTCAGTGAAGGTACGTTGTGTACCATCTGTACGAGTAGCACCGTTACCAGCACCTGAACCGGCTTGGCTTACGTTAGTAGCGACATAGTTAGGCAATCCACCTAATTTACGTACCGTAGAATCAGCGGCCATTGCAGTTTTAGCTTGGTTATTGAGAAGACTTTTCTCCATATCCCGCTTCAACTCTTTAGAACGCTTCGTCATTTGGTAAGCTAGTTCTTGTTTACGTCCTGCTTTAGAAACAGCGTCAAGAGTTCCAGAAACCAATGTGGTTTTAAGAGAAATCTGACATATGTTGCCAAGTCGGACTGTTGCTGCTGGCTCTGCTGCCACAAGAGTTGCACCCTCTTCATTGTAGTTTGTGGTAACAGCATCAGCAAGAGCATCGGTTTGCCACTCATGGTTTACTGCAATCGCATCTTCGCGACTACCCATAGACATGAATGGAGTTTCAGTAGGAGAGATATCATAGATAACATTTTCTAAGTCTTCGCGTAAGCCTATCGAAGAGTAAGATACATACACACCTGTTGGTTGTGCCATAGTTCAGTTCCTTTAAGTTAAATTAAATCCATAAACGCATTTACAGCATCTCTGGTAGTACCACTTTTACGCAACTGGTCACGTTTTGCTTTCATCTCACGAGTACTCCTTTGCCCTTTAGTAACAGGATTACCAGATTTCATAACTCTGCTGGTACCTTTTTTAGCTACTTTAGTAGTCTTAGATGAGCTTGCTTTATCTTGTAAGTATGCCTTGTGTAATACAAGTACAACCTTATGATCCGCAATCGCATTTATATCCTGCTCTGTAAATCCCATACCTAAAGCAAATTCTCTCAAATCACTTTTAAGGGTAGAACTTGGATCAGCATATTCAGGTAGGACTTGAATTAACTTCTTGCCCTCTTCTTGCAAAGTTTGCTGAATATTCTGCTGGACTTCTTGTTGGGTTCTATTGTACGCATTCTGTCGTTCTTGTTGAGTACGTGCTACTTTTTCCTTGGCATCTTGAAAATCCATACGTTTATCAATGTATTCGGTAGGATCGTCTTCTTTTAATGATGCCCAGTCAATTTCTTCAAACTTTTTAAGTTCTAGATTTTGAAAGTTTTCCGCATTGGCAAGTACTTGAGAATACTGCTCACGTT